GTTTCAAATTTTTCTCTATCTGTCATAATTAAAAAGGTAAATCATTAGGAGTTGTACCTGCAAACTTATCGTTAAAAGCCTTAGCTACCTTATCTACTTTCTTCTGTACATCAGTACCCATTACCCATTGTACGAAAGTTTCTGCTTGGTTTAATAATTCATCATCAGTACATTTAGTATTATTAAGCTGCATAAATTCTATTGCACGAGTTATACTTGACTGCCTTACAATCATTAACTGAGTATCATGATTTTTATTAGAATTAGATGAAGTATAGTTATTAGATTTATTAAAAGATTCAGATGCAACTGCTCTAGCCCTATTATACTCTTGCTGTCCTTGTTCTGTAATTTCATAAGTCAATTCCCACCCTATTTTTTGCTCTTTCTTTTTACCTATGTTAATCTTATCTCCATTTTCCATTTCTAAATTATGGTAAAAAGTTGTACCATATTTTTCTGTTGTATGTGGTTTTATACTAACTACAGTTTTAATTTTACTTGTTTTCATATTTATTTATTTAATTATTAATAATTGATTATTGTTTTCTTTATATGCTTCTAACATATCATCTGTAAGATTTAAAGAATATGTACCAGTACTATCTACTGTATCATCTGCACATCTTTGTCTTTCAGTTCCTATCATAACAACAGAGTTCCAACCTCTTTCTATATCTGCAAATTTAGAAGAAAATTTTTCTAATACAGAGTGAGTTCCTGTTGTTGCTATCCAACCTTTATAGTACACTAGCTTAGCTTCTACCTTAGTATTATCATAAGTCAGTAGTCTTTTTTGTCTTTCTATTTCGTGTTGCTTTTGCATCTCAACTAATTGTTCTTTAGTCAAGGGAGTAGGTGTAGGTATTCTATCCATTATATTCTATCTAATAAAGCACCTAACATTAATAAACCAACAGAACCAATACCTACAATTAAAAACCATACAATAAAATTTATTACATCTTTAATTGATATTTTTGTTTTTACTGTATAATTTGTTTTGTCTTGTTTTTTAAAAAACTTTTCAGTTTCTATTTCATTTAATAAAAATTCTTGTTTATTAAATTTATGTGTTACTATATTCTTTTTCATAATTGTTTTTGTTTTTGTTTAATTATTTTTTATTTAATATTTTAAAACTGCTTTTTCCCAAAAAGTATTAATTAACTCTTCCCATATTTCATCACTAAATTTGTCGTGTGTGCCATAGTTATTACTAAATATGAAACAATTAATTCTAGTATCTATCGGCATATATACCCAATTTGCTTCATTTGATTTTGAAAAATCTTCTATAAAGTTTTTTATTGAAACCTCGTATGCTTTATTTATAAGGTTGTTTTTGTAAAATGTTATTTTCATTGTTTTTGTTTTTAATTATAAAGCAAATGTACAACAATTATTTATATTAACAACTATACTAACATAAATATTATATAAGTTATTAACAATAAGAATGTTAATTAAGTTTTATGAATAAGCTATTTTAAGGACTTTTAAGCGATTATAAGTGCCTTGTAATATATTGATACTAAAAAGTTGTGAAAGTTAAATAGAGAGAAATTACTAGAAGTAGTGTACTAACCTCGCAATCTGTCCTGATTCTTTTGAATGTATAAACCCTTCTACTGCTTTTTGCACTCCACAAAAACCTTTTCTGCTATGCCAACTATCCGTTCCACTTGGCGAACGCATATATTCTACAGTAACACCTATAAAGTCTTTTGCATCTCTCCACTTGTATTTAACTTTGTGATGTAAGTGATGTAAATACCAATATCTATATTTAGTATCTGACCAATCGTTTGGTCTTTCATTTGCCATAAGCATAGGAAGATTATCCATCTTTGCACCATCTCCATGCTCTAATCCTATTAAGTTAGAACCATACTTATAATACTTTCTGTGTGCTACACTAATATCAAATGTAACATCTTTAGCATTTCTAAACCAAGACTTTAATGCGTGTGCTAAGTGAAACCCTGACTGATAATCGTGATTAGACATTGAGTGAACAACATCAACTGGTGCAACCTCTCTAAGTATTTCTACGCATTTAACATATAAATCTAAAGCTAATTCAAAGTGTTCCCACCATTTACCATTAACATCTTGTCTTGTACCTGCTGTAGTTTGATTATATACGTTGTCAATATGCAATATATCGTTTCCTACGCAAAATAATACTCTGTCTATACTAAACCCCTTAGACTTGCTTAAAAGACCTGTAACACCCTCTAAAACCCTTTTACAAGCAATCTCACTATTATACTCATCTCCAGTTTCTAATGCTACTGCAAGTTTACCTATATGAATGTCGGCAGGATTTATTACTAATAGATGTTCTCCCTTAGTTCTTTTTATTGTTGGATATGTAGGTGCGTGGTTATCTATTAAGTTTTTAATATCTTCAAGCAAATCTGTTTGCTCTACACCATAATTTTCTTTTGTAACTATAGAAAACCTTAGTTCTCCTGACATACTTTGCCAATGCTTTACACTAACTATGTCTTTTTTATTAATACCTCTTTCTTTTATATGTAAATCAAGAGCAGTATTACCATTTATGTTATCTAAGTTTTGCCCTCTGAACTCATTGATTAACTCAACTTCTTCAGAGGACAGTCTTAGTCGTTTACCTTTTAAGGACAATTTATTTTGCTTCTTTACCAAAATCTGATAATGACTGCCCACCAAGGATAGCTATTAAACTCCACCAAATTTGGCTAACACTTTCTTCATCAACGTTTAAATATTTTGCAACAAGTGGAATGATTATAGAAGCTATACCTATCCACGTCTTCTTTGATGATAAAATTTTACTTATTAAATAATTTTTCATTTTATTTTTTATTAATTGATAATTTAATATTCTCGCCACCTAATTTAAGTATTTCACTTATTAATAAATCCATAGCATCTTTAGAATTACTAACAAAGTCTTGTTCATTATGCGTTCCTACTAGAATACAACCTAACGTATCTTTAGCAGTATTACCTCTATGAAACAGTATATAACTTCTATTAGGTACTTCTTGTACTAAAAGATGTAAATAATCTCTTGTAGCACTCTCTCTCGCTAAACGTAACCTTACATCATAATTACCTTCAGGTATACAACTTATGTTACGTTCATTGTTTATATATGGATTCTCTAAAGTATCACATACATATTCTTCATTAAGATATAACCTACCTATAATAGATTTATCAGTACATATCTCACGAACAAGTTTAAGATTTACCTTGTCCTCTTGATTGTTTTTTAAAAGCATTTTGGGATTTGGAAGCATTTTTTGAGTGTACTCCTTTTCGTTTAGTGCGTGTTTTTTTAACTACTGTGTATATTTTATTTTTTGCCATTCTTCTTTTTTTGACTATACCACTTATCTACAGTATATAAAATTGATACCACTAGCAGAATAATCTTTAAAGCTAATTCTAAATTAGTAAAAGTAGTAATGCTGAGTATAGTGCTATTTACTGCTAATATTTCTGCTGTGTCCTGAGCTGCTTTTTGTATTGGCATTTTTTAAATATGTTTTTAATTTTATCTTATTAACTTCTTTTACTTTATATCTTTTCTTCATTATGTTAAATCAGGAGTTAGAAAATCTCTTAGTGTTATCTTGTTACCTTGTGCATTAGGTCTTTCTAAATTCATTCCTTGATAACTATAACCATTAGAATCAGGAGATACATCCGAGCCACTATTAAGATTGTACTCAGGAAAACGACTTATATTGTTTTTAATAAAGTCAATCATTCTCTCAATAAAATATTCTCCAGTATTTAAAATTTCTGACCTTAAGTGTTGTGCTTCATCATTAGTAAGAGCATTACCAGTTTCAGAACTTTTAGAATAAATGTTTCCTGCTTCTATTTTAAATCTTAAAAAAGGTATAGCCATATATAAAGCCATATTAGGTAAATAATCTCCTATGTAGTCATTTAGTAATTCTTTGTAGTATTCATTACCTGCATCATTTACTGTACCTGCTACAATCAAGTCTTTAAGTTTTTGTGTTAGCTTAGTACCTAACTTAGTTTCACAGTAAAGCCTTTGTGCTTGACGTACATAATTAAGTAATAGTGAACTATCTATAGAGCCATAAGCACTTGTAGAATCAATTAATTTCTGTTCTGATATAAATAAAACGTATGACATATTATCTCTTTTTTACAAATCCGTTATTTGGCATATCTATAGGTGCTACTGAAACTTCTTGTGCGTTTCTAGGTAGCTTGACACCCCTACTTCTTGCTTCTGTTGATGTTATTATTGTGTCTGAATTTTTAGGTCTACTACCTGTCTGTACTAAAATAACTCTAAACCATTTATGATAGCAGTTACCTCCTCCTTTAAATTTCCAGATTGAGTATGTATTAGCACCTCCCTTACCCCAACCCGGATTTACTGCTCTTCTACCCATAGAAATTATATCTTCCTTACGGTAAATTTTTCCTGATTTTGTCATTTTTTTACAAAACTCTCTCTCTCCACTAGACTTACCTGCATATCTATATCTTACTCTATAGATGTCATTTTCGTATTTTTCTTGTTTACTTCTTTGGTCTTGTCCTGACTTTCTATTTGGATATGCTGAACCTGTAGTAGCAAACTCATAGTAAGATAAATTTAACTCCTCTTCAAAATTAAAGTCCTCTAATTCATCTTCTGCTTCTTGTTCAGAGAAAATCTCCCAACCTTCAGGCATATCTTCGCCATACTCCTCTATAGCTTTATCTAACTCTGTCTTATAACAGGTATTATCACAAGTACCTATGTTTTTACCACAATCACAATCTTTTAAGTTAATTAATTGATTATGGTCTGAGCATGGCATAAAGTATTCTTTACCATCTTGTGTGTGAGAATGTGAACCTGAGCATCCTAATCTTTCTGCTTCAGCTTCAGCTTCTTCTTTAGTGTCAAATAATGGTAACTCTTTACCATCAGTAACTATTGAACCTACTTTTTTAAGTTGTAAGTTTTCATCTTCTTCTACAACCTCATCTTCTGTTAATGGTTTTAAGCCAAGTTCCTGCCTTATCTCGTCTTGTGTCATAACTGATTTAAGAGTTTCCATATCAAACTTAGAAGTAATAGGTTTAGCCTGAACAAAAGATACAGGGATATTTATACCATTAATTTCAAATATTTTAGATAGTGTTTTTAATATTGCTTTTTGGTAGGGAATAATTACAGTATTTAAATATATTTCAAAGGCAGTATTCATTTCATCTACATTAGAACCCAAACCAGTATTTGATTTTATTCCTAAAAGCATAGGAGATGTAACTCTATGACTTGTCAAAATATTTTGGATTAAAGTTTCTTGCATATTAATAAACTGCTTATCACTATCACTCATTCCTATAGGAGTAATCTCAGGAGTTCTAGTTTTATCGTCTGAAAAAGTTAAAACCATTTTACCTGCTTGTTGGCTTCCAGAAAATTTAGCTGCTAAACTACGTTCTATTTGGATTCTTTCTTCAGAACTTGGAACTCCATTTGCGAAACTAATTAAGTGCGTACCACTAAATCCGTTACTTATAATATTGAGCATATACTCTGAAACCTTACTATCAGTTAGAATCCAACAAGTCGCTGCTTGATAATCTGGTGTATGATATACGTCCATATTCGGACTGTAGAGACCTGTATAGAGTATCTGACTAGGACTTGTTCTATCTTTAGTGTTAAATGCTGCTATCGGCATTGGTTTGTTAGTCCTTGTATTACTCCAGTCTGCACAAACATAGTAGGTATCTATAACACCCATAGTATTAGGTTTACCTGCTCTAATTTTTTCTACTCCAATATGATAAATTTCACTTATCTCAGTTCGTGCCTTATTCCAAATAATATGTAATGCGTAAGCACCTTGTAGCTTAAAGTCAAATGCAATCTTTTTTATTACTTCGTGTAGTGTTTCTTTACCATTAGCTTGTGCAAAGAATTTCTTTAATTTAACAAATTGTTCAAGATTATCGTTTTCATCAACAAGAATATCCTCGCCTGAAATCATCTCCGAAGTCGTGTTTACGATAGCAGCATGGGTGCTAGATGTATTGTATAAGTCTATTAAGAAGTTTGGGTAGAGGTTTTTCCATTCTCCACTAGCATCAGAATATTCTATATAATCACGACCACGAACTTCTTGTACGACTGGACTTGTTTCTGTTGATAAATCTACTGATAAAATTGTATCTTTCATTTTATTTGTTTTATATTTCTTCTAGTTCTTCAGGGTCTACATCAGTACCCTCAGCATTTTTCTGATATCCTGAAAACGAATGTACGCAATCTACTGGAAATATCTCATTAGTTCCAAAGTCAAATTCTTCAGTAGTCATTAAGTCATAGAATACTCCATCAAAATAAACAGGAGGAGTAATCTCGTGTCCTTCATCATCATAAGTTGCAGGTATCTCTACTATCTTACCTATGTAAACTATAGCTTGTGTACCATTAGTATAAACATCTTGAGTAACTCCTTCTTCAGTTACTACTTCATAAGTACCTTTAGATAGTAAGTCAGCATCTCCTGTTGCTTTGTCTGTGTATTGTAATTTATATATATTCATTTTATAATGTTGTTAGTGTTGCTAATTCTGAATCTGATAATGCAGTTTTAAATACTTGTAGTTGTTTTATTTTACCGAAGAATTTATTACCACTACCACCCTCATCTGTAAAATTCATTTTATCCATTCCTAAAGGTGTGTCGCCACTTGAGTCTGTTCCTACTTCAGTACCATTTATCCATAACGCAAAATCATTTACTTTCCATTTTAAAGCAAATTTAGTGTTTATTGTTGTATTAGAAATAACGTTTGTTATATTACAACTTACATTACCACCAGAAAAAGCAACATAATCAACTCTATTAGAAGTAGCAGAATAAATAAATTTTATAAAGTTACTTCCGTTTTGAAATATTGATATACACCTACTTGTACCATCATCAGCCAAAGCAGACATTTCTAAAAACAAAACCCCCTCCTCACTATTTATCTTATCACTAATTCCTGTCTTTGTGTATTCATCTTGATTTCTAGTTACTGATGAACCTTGTGTTTTTATGTAAGAAGTTGGGTATGAGCCTGCTTCTAATTGCGCTCCAAAAATATAAATACCATCAACATCATTACCTGTATAAGTACTTGAAGAATTTGGTATATATAATCTGTAACCTGTAGTTTCAACTGTAACTATACACCTGTACCATCCATTACCCATATTTTCAATACTTCCCAATCCTGTTCCTTGATTCGTAAATGTACCATCTGATAAATTAAAAATAGAGCCATGAAAACCATTATCTCCATCTAAAAAATGAAACGTACTTAATCCTTCTTCTTTTGCGTACAAACTCATTGTACAAATTTGTGAAGATATTAAACTTGTTTTGCTTAATTGGTGTGTAGATGATACGCTTGTAGGAATTATTTTACTTGCATTAACATCCCCACTTGGAGAAGATGTAGCGTTGCTTGTAATTAAAATTTCTTGTTTAGTCCAAAAAGATTGACTAAAATCTTCACTATAAGTAATAAGATTAGTCCTTTGAGGTTCTGCTAATAAACTAGCAGTACCATCTGTATAATCTACTCTTGCTAAACCATCTATTGTTGCTTCTTTTACTGATACATTGTCTACTTCAAAAGTATCTCCTATTGTAAGACCCCCAAAAGTTAATGCGTTTTCCCAACCATTTGAAGAAGTAGTAAAATAAATAGTATAATCTACAAAACTACTTGTAATAACCTCATCTAATATATAACCCCAAGAATAACCAACATTAAAATTACCACTACCATTTGTTTGTCTTGCTCTAAATTTTATTCTATAACTTTTAGAAGGACTAAAAACATTTGATTGATACAAACCCCAATTAGTTGCTGTAGAACTTATCGCACCACTTGCAACAACATTACCAACACCACCACTTATTGTACTACCATTTAATTTATCCCAATCAGTATCAGTTGCAAAATCTCCATTAGTAACTAACTCATCACCTAATAAAGCTACATCTTCTATCAAGCCACTAGAATTAACCCTACTGCCTAATGTTGCTCTAGTCATTGTTATTGGTATTGGAAAAAATCTTGTACCTGATGAACTATAACCTAATAGATTATTTTCTTTTATTGCAAACTTGCCATTACCTATTTGTAAACTCGGATTCGCCATTATTGTATTGTATATGTTAATGATTCTGCCATTTCTGAATAAGATTCATAAAAATCAGTTCCTGATGTACCTGTTAGTTGTATAAGTTGCATATCTGTTAAAGCAGTATCGTAGACTTGTAGTTGTTTTACTTTGCCGAAGAAAGGGAAAGCATATGTATAATTAAAATTCAATTCGGATAATCCAATTGGCATTGACGCACTTATATCAGTAGCAACTTCAACACCATTTATCCATAAAGAAACATCATTCAATTTATATTTTAATGCTATTTTATTAAAATTAACAGTTGATGAAATTGTAGTATTTAAATTTACTTGACCTACACCACTACTATTAATTTCTATAATGATACTATTTGAAGTAACATTAAACCCAAGTGTTATTCTATTGCTAGAAGTTCCGTCTGATATACTCATTAACCTATATGTTAAATCATCAGACAATGCAGCCATTTCTAAAAACAATACACCCTCACTATCATTAATTAAACTACCTATACCATCTCTTGTAAAGATGTCTTGGTTTCTTGTAACTGTACTTCCTGATGTTGGTATGTATGATGTTGGGTATGAGCCTTGTTCTAATTGTGCACCCCAAAGGTATATTGTTGTTGCGGTAGCACCTCCAAAAGTATTAATATTAAAGGTATTTGCTATTGCTGTTACATTTTCTTTTTTTATCTTATCCCAATCGCCTGTTAATGTAAAATTTTCCTCAACTCCACCAACACTCATTCTTATAGTTTCTCCTATTGTGCCTTTAACATAAAAATATCCACTATAAACACCACTTAAAGTGGGTGCTTGAAATAAATTTTTATTAGAGCCATTATACTCTATTTTACTAGCATTATAATCTCCACTAGGAGAAATCAATTCTGTTGTATTATCAGTAACCACTACTCCTGAACTCTTATTCCAATTAGAAAATGCTTCTGAATAAGTGACAAGGTTAGTCCTCTGTGGCTCTGCTAATATATGTGGACAACCTCCTCCTGTGTAGTCTATACGAGGTACGTTGTTTCTGTCTACTTTTTTTACTGATACGTTGGTTATGCTTATATCAAGAGAATCACTATTTGAAC